AAGATTAGACTTCTCAATAACATGACTCGACTTCTCTATGCTGGTCTATTGCCTTATGTCATATCATTTTGTAACGATAGAAGCTATAAGTGTATTGTATCAGACGAGTTTAAACCAATTGCAAAATATGGTGAAGAATCTGGGTATGCTTTAGCAGACCTACTCAAGTCACCATACGAATTAAGAGACTATCAAAACGAAGCTTTTGTAGAATGTATCAACTCAGAACGTAAACTTTTACTATCTCCTACAGGTAGTGGTAAGTCGTTTATCATTTACTTGCTCACACGATGGCATATTGCACAGAACAAAAGAGTGCTAATCATTGTGCCTACAACATCTCTTGTTCATCAAATGGCATCAGACTTCGTTGAATATAACAACAATAAGCCAATGAATATTCACAAGATTATGGCCGGTGCTGAGAAAGATATAGATAATAGTATCGTAGTCACAACTTGGCAGTCTATTTACAAACTCAAGAAGCCATGGTTTCAACAGTTTGATGTTGTGATTGGTGATGAAGCACATTTGTTTAAAGCAAAGTCTTTAACTACAATATTATCAAAAATGGATGATTGCAGATATCGTTATGGTTTCACTGGTACGCTTGATGGATCGCAGACACATAAATTAGTGCTAGAAGGCTTGTTCGGAACAGTAAAACAAGTTGTTACCACATCAGAATTGATGGACCAGAATATTCTAGCAGACCTAGAGATTAAGGGGCTTGTTCTAGAATATCCCGAAGCTACAAGAAAGTTAATGCGTAACAAGACATATCAAGAAGAGATTGATTTTATCGTTACGAATGAAGCACGAAACAAGTTAATTCGTAATCTTGCGTGGAGTCTTAAAGGCAATACGCTGATACTCTTTCAGTTCGTTGAGAAGCATGGTAAGTTGTTACATCCAATGCTTCAATCAGATGATAGAGAAGTACATTTCGTATACGGTGGAGTCGATTCAAATGAGAGAGAAAATATTAGAAGGCTTGTTGAGGAGTCTAGCGATGCTATTATCCTTGCCAGTTATGGTACTTATTCTACTGGTATCAATATACGCAATCTGCATAATATTGTTTTTGCGTCTCCTTCAAAGTCTAGGATTCGTAATCTTCAATCTATCGGCAGAGGACTTAGAACGCATGAGAGCAAAGAGAAAGCCACCTTATACGATATTGTAGATGACCTTTCACACAAAAAGAAAAGAAACTTTGCGCTGAAGCATTTTATGGAGAGAGTAGATACATATTCAAAAGAGGGTTTCAATCTAAAGCTATATAATGTTGAGATAAAGGAATAAGTATGTTACACGTTTTCAAATTAATAAGCGGGGAAGATATTTTTGCTTGGGTTAGAGATGAAAACGAAACAGGCTTCATCGTTGAAGACCCTTGCACCGTCCTCTTTAATCCAACCAGTGGAATTCTTTTAAAACACTGGATGAGTTTAGCTGAAGATAATGTTACATATCTGCCTAAGTCAAATATCCTTTCTGATTTGGGTAAGGCAAACGAACTTGCTGAATACTACTATCATACATATATGTATGAAGCAAAGAAAATAAATGCTGATGCTCTTGAGTCTTATAGAGAAAGTGTGAAAGAAGCAGATTCATTAGTGGATGATTTCTTCATTCATACCGTTCCACCTAACAGAAAAGATTATAATTAATCTAATGTTTCAATTGAGCATAAAGCTATTATACAGCATTTGAAAGAAAAGTAAATACTTTTTTGACATTTTTATTATCTATTTTAGGTTGACATTCGTATCGTTTTCGTATATATTATGTTTATAGATTGAATTTAAGTGGACACAAAAAATGGCTAAAAGCAAGAATCAGTATATCGACAACAAGAAGTTCTTCGAAGAGATGGTGAAGTATCGCCAATCTCGTATCGATGCTGAAGAATCTGGAGAAGAACGCCCAGTCATTCCTGACTATATTGGGCGCTGTATGATGGATATCTCAACGAGACTTTCATACAAACCCAACTTCATCAACTATCCATTTCGTGAAGAGATGGTTGCTGATGGAATTGAGAATGCTATTAGAGCGCTCAATAACTTTGACCCAGCAAAGTCAGCAAATCCCTTTGCATATTTCACTCAAATCATCTACTATGCGTTCCTTCGTAGGATCACAAAGGAGAAGACACTGCTGTATACAAAGCAGAAGATGTATACGTCTATGGCAGTGATGGGCGCACTGTATGACGATGCTTCTGGTACAGACTTGTCTAACAGTCAGAGTTCATATGCTACTGATTATATGAATGACTTTGTAACTGAATATGAGAAGAATCTAGAGAAGAAGAAGGTGCCCAAAGTAAAGAAAAAGAGCGGTATTGAATTGTTTTATGATGACGAAGATGAGGAAGAAGAATGAAAATTGCTATCGTAACTGATACACATTTTGGAGTTCGTAATGATAACCGCATTATTGCTGACCATATTAATAATTTTTTTGATGAGCAGTTCTTTCCGTACATTGATACTATGGGGATTGATCATATTATTCATCTTGGCGATGTGTGTGATCGTCGAAAGTATATTAATTTCGTCACTAGTTCCCAGTTAGAAGAGCATCTAATCAAACCAATTCATAATCGTGGTATCAACACTGATATGATTATTGGCAATCATGACTGTTTCTATAAGAACACCAATGAGATTAACAGTATGCGGCAGTTATATGGGCATTCGTTCTATAACTTCAATTGCTACTGGGAGAAGCCTGTAGAGAGAGACTATGATGGGTTGAAGGTGCTTCTTGTGCCTTGGATTTGTGATGAGAACTATGATGTAACAATGAAAGCGATTGAGGAGACTGATGCTCAGATTCTTATGGGACATTTTGAGATACAAGGATTTGAAATGTATCGAGGTGCAATTAACCATCACGGACTTAGTAAAGATATTTTTGGTAAGTTTGATATGGTACTGTCTGGTCATTTTCATCATAAGTCTACCCACGGTAATATCTCGTATCTAGGCTCTCCGTATCAGATGACGTGGAGCGACTACAATGACCCTCGTGGTTTTCATATCCTAGACACTGAAACACGAGAGTTAGAGTTCATTGCAAATCCTTGCCACATCTTTCATAAGCTGTGGTATGATGATACAACTATGTCTGTCAATGACATTACAGACTTAACGTTTGAAAAAGAGTTGACAAATAGCTATGTGAAGGTTATAGTAAAGAATAAGTCTAATCCTTATTTGTTTGATTTATGGATGAATAAGCTAATCGATATGGGATGTGCTGATATCAAGACTGTCGAAGACCACATGAATCTTGATATTGTTGATGAAGACAATCTGATTGATGAGGCTGAAGACACTCTTACTATTCTGCACAAGTATGTTGATAGTTTAGAGATTCGTAATCACAAAGACAAGGTTGATAATACTGTGAAATCGTTGTATCAGGAGGCAATGAATCTGTGATTGAGTTTAAGACTATAAAATATCAAAATATTCTATCTACGGGCAACGCTTTCACTACAATCTCACTTAACGACCAGAGGACTACTCTGATTGTTGGTGAGAATGGTGCTGGCAAATCTACGATTTTAGATGCTCTTTCATTTGCTCTCTATGGTAAGCCCTTTCGCAAGGTAAACAGGCCACAGCTACTTAACAGCATCAATCAAAAAGATTTGCTTGTTGTGCTAGACTTCAACATTGGGCGTGACGAATATACGATTCGTCGTGGTATCAAACCCAACATCTTTGAAGTCTACAAAAATGGCACGCTTCTCAACCAAGATGGTGCTAATAGAGATTATCAGAGTCACCTTGAGCAGAACATTCTGAAGCTGAACTTCAAATCGTTTGGTCAGATTGTTGTTCTTGGTAGCAGCACTTTTGTTCCTTTTATGCAGCTACCAGCAGCACATCGTCGAGAGATTATCGAAGACCTTCTCGACATTCAAATCTTTACCAAGATGAATGTGCTGCTCAAGGAACGTATCACACAAAACAAGACTGACTTACAGAATATCAAATATCAGATTGACCTGACTACAGACCGCATTGCTTCTGCTAACAAGCATAACGATTCTATTTTGAAAATGAAACGGGCTGATGCTGAGAAGACTCAATCTCGTATTCAAGAGTTGACCGAAGACAATAATGTTCTTCTTGACGATGTAAAAGAGATGGAGATTGCAATTGGTGATCTAAAGAAGTCTATCGGTGATGAGAAGGCTGTCAACAAGAAGTATATGGAACTCGTTCGTCTTGATAAGAACCTTCGTTCTAAGATCAAAGAGATTACAAAAGAACTGAAATTCTACGAAGACAATGATGAATGCCCTATCTGTAAGCAAGGTATTGCTCATGACCATAAAGAAACCATTATGGGTCAAAGACACACTAAAATTTCTGATATTGATAATGGTCTACAGAAAATGGTGAAAGAGCTTGATTCTGTAGAGACCCGTAAGACTGAGATTGGTGAGGTTCATAATCGTATCAATCAACATGGTTTTGATATGAGTGCTAAGAACGCTACCTATGCTTCTAATGAGCGTAATATTATTTCACTAAA